TGGAGAACTCTCCGTTATAAGCTTGTACGGAATGATCGATCTGTCTGCGATCTTGTAAAGCAACCTCGAGACTGACTCGTTAGGGTACACTCTACAGTTATCGAGCGTAGCCAAGTACTTGCCAGTCTTGTAGTACTCCAAGATGGGAACGGTTTCTATCTCGTTCTCCTTGATCTCATACACGAGTTGAACCTCGCTAGGACGAGGATCGGGAAGCTGGGATACAAGATCGAATGTATGGATCTGCAGCTTACTCCTCCTTATTCTAACGGTGTCAACTGTGAAGAACAGCTTGATGAACTTCTTAATTGCGTGAAGCATAACGTGTCATGTTTGGGCGTTGATACTCTGAATAGAAGTCATGAGTGCAGTCAACCTCTCTGTGTAGATGTTGACTAACTTGAGGTAGGGCATGCACTGATCACGAGCTTCTTCAAACGAATGCAGACTTGCAGCTGGCTTGTCCCTGTGGTCGGCGTCATACCAACGTTTGGCAATTCCAGCGATGCACATGCCAAAGAGATCCCTTGAGTATTCAGGATCCTCGATGAGAGGTTCGATCGTCGCAAACGAGATCAAAGCCCTTCTGAGGAAGTCCATCTCTTCAGGAGATCTGGCTTTCTCTTCGTATAGTTCCTTGGCATCTTTGTGCCACTTGGCGATCATCCTCAGCTCATCCTTGGATTCGCCATTGAAGACCATCCAAAGTCTGTAGCCTTCAGGATCGTCGTCACCGATGAGAACAAATGGAGTTCTATCCATGTCCTCAACAGAGACGATCGTGAATATCTTCTCCTTCTTCAGGAGATCGTCAAGTTCATCGTGCTTGATCGACCTTGCTGATGCGAATGCATCCTTCATGTCCGATGATTCTTGTGAGTTTTCTTCTGTGCTCATTTTGAAGTACCTTCTTTTTTGCCTCACTTATCATTGTAGGCGCTATGATCTTTCCAACGGCATCGAACTTGATTATCTCCTGCTCGTAGTACGTGTCAGGTGATATCCAAAGTCTGAACCGCATAGACCACACCGTCTTGAAAGTGTTGCGTTTTGTTTCCATCATGCGTGGGAAGAACTTAGCCAGGAACCGCTTGAACCGGCTGGCGTTAAGATAACTCTCGAGAACGGGAGCTATCGTTATCGGTAAATTACCTGTCGCGAAGTACTGCTGACCTTTTGAGTAAAACACATACTTGTTGAGTCTCAGACAGTCCAGTTTGACAAGGTTACCTTGAGGATCTCTTAGTATTCCAGATTTCTGGAACGAGATTCCAAAATTCGAATCGGCAAATCGATTGACCCAGTGTTCGACTAGACGATCGATATGCTTGATGAAACTGGTGCGACCACCGAGTATTGTCCCTTTGTCAGGGAACGAGTACCACTGCTGATCTACGATGCACCATATGAGTCGTCTGGCAAGTTCATCCAGACAGGTCTCTTCTGTCGGAGTCCTGTTACTAGGTGCACTATCAGCAATGTCATAACGTCTGACATTTCCCTTGAAGACCTCTCCAGGTCCAAGGTACAGATAGTAATTAGAAAGGTTTGAGTTCATAACAAAAAGAATACGCCGGTGGACTTGAGTATCCACCGGCGTACTTTCTCCTTTTATTGTTCGATTGTGAACAACTGCGACTTGTGTGACCTGGGGACTATGGACCTGTCATTGGAGTCCTTCTTCTTACCGAGATAGAGTTTCAAGGTAGAGTTGGGAGCAACAAGAGATTCGAGATCCCTGAAGTACATATGCCGTACTGGAGTCCTGTAGGCGATGTCGTCTGGTATCGAGAACATGCAAGGTTGTCCAAGCTTGAACACACCGAGAACGACAGTCTTGCCTATCGGAACACGTGAAATCTTTCCGTCTCCGGAAATGCGGTCGATGTTGATCTGTCCGGGAGCTTTCGGGTTCCCGTGAACGACAAGAACTTCCTCATCTGCAACTGGCGAAACATAAAGCAGTTCCTTGATTGCAGGCGAATCAAACTTGAGCGAGGCTCTCGTCATGTTTTTGTCGATCTCAACCAAACGTCTTCCGTCTTTGGTGACGATCGTACACTTCTTGCCGACAGGAGTTATGTCAGCATCGATGATGCCAGCAATCTTTGGAGATGCCACGAATGCACCACCTGTGTGATTGCTGTTGAACACACCAACGTACTGCACAGGTGACTCAACTGTGCCAACGTAAGATGCGTGAAGGTACTTGGGAAGATCCAAGTCCTTGGTCACCATCGGGTCATCACAGCCAACGACTGTGAACGATCCAACTCCAGGTGCGAGACTGAGCTCGATATCGGACGAACCGAATTCCTGAAGTATCTGGTCAGCTTCGTTGATGGACTCCAGCATGATCCAGCCTGTCTTCTTGTAACAAGCTGTTCCGATGTAGTTCGGAGTCGTGCATTTAGCAGGATACTTCTTGGAGTACTTGTTATCGATGTAGTCGATCCCATCCAAGATCTCCTGATACACACGAACGAACTTCTTCTGGAGTTCCTTATTGTCACGCTTGATCTGTTCGATCTGTTCCTGCAGTTCACGTTTGCCTTTGGCAGTGAGCTTCTTCAGCGGAAGCGTCTGCAGATACTTGGCCTGGAACGGAGTTAACCCGAACCTCTTGACCAAGATCGGAACCGTAGAATCCTCATCCTTGGAATCGTTGAAGATCTTAGCGACTTCCATCGCGTGATCTGCAATGATCAAAAGTGCGAGAGTCTTGCGATACTCGGTGTACAGATCGTGGAGTTTCTGCTTCAATCCACCTAGAACCGTCTGATACCTTCTGTCACTCCACTTGTCAAGAAGTGTCAGAGGAGTCTCTGCTGTCATTCCGTCGTCGATGTCGTGATACAGCCTTGTCGGAGTCCACGACGCTGTGAACGAAATGTTCTTCTTCAGCATCGTTATCACGTCGAACGGATTCTCACCACGACGCAGATAACAAGCATACTTACCGATAAGAACACCGGATCCCCTACCTGCGAGGTCCTTCATTTCCATGAAGTGCGCATGGAACCAAGAGTTCTTGTCAGTCTGCGTTGCTTTACCAGCCTCGTACATGACCGAACCGAATGCAACCGTAGGTGGAAGTGTCGATACGATGATTCGATCCTTCAGCACCTTCATAGTTCCATCCAGAACGAACGGACAGTTGAAGTTGCCTTTACGGTATTCGGAGATGATCTGTCTGGAGTTACGCAGCAAGCAGAACGACGGGAAATCAGGAAGAAGATACGGTGCAAGACAGCTGAGATGTTTCTTGTAGTCCGCTTTGTGTGTGACGTACTTGAGTTCTACGAACTTCCTAGCAGCCTTGCACACATTGGCAATGGAGACTGCACTTGTGTTGGTTCTGAATCCACATCCGATACCAAGTACCGGGAAGATCAGAGCAGTGGGGATAACCGGAACGAAGTTGGCCGGTTCCATCTGAGACTCAGATTCACAAGGAACCATTCGCAGAGTATTCTGGTTGGTTCCACGGAAGAACAGGTCTTCAGACTCTTCAGCGTGACTTACTTCAACATACCTGGCAGCTGCAGGAGACTCGCCGTCATACGTACCCATGTTGGAGTTGGAATACACCAACGGCATGATGTTCGCATATGGTTTAGCCAAGCCAGCAATAGCCGCAGAGATGGAAGCATCGCCGTGCGGGTGCATTTCCATAACACGTCCGGCAACGGTTGCTTCCTTCGGAGTTGCATCCTTGTAGTGATTCTTCAACGTGAGAAGGATGCGTCGATGAACCGGCTTCAAGCCGTCGATGACGTTAGGAAACTTAGACCTGATGGTGTAGTCGCTGTACTCACTCATGAGTGCAACTTCACCCTCAGAGGCTGTCATCTCCTCTTTGAATAGACTCATTATTTCTCCTAAGCTCTATAAGTGGCACCGCCACAATGAATTCCACTACAGCAACTATCGGCACCCACCATAAGAGCCAAACTGCTGCAGTTATCAGATACTTAGCCATCTGCTTCGGATAGATCGTCCAATCTGCTTCGAACTCCCACATAGGCACGATTCCTTTTGTGATAGGTTCGAGCAGTTCATTGACCCATGTTCCTGGTGGGACTTTCAACTCACGGAAGATGAGGAATGAGAAAACCCCTACGATTGCGATTATCATCGCAACAAAGTGCTCCAGATTTGACGCCTTCATACTGAACACAGGTCGTCTATCGAACGTTGCTATCCGGCAGAGCACACACGATCCACACATCGCCATCCAGTAGATGACTTTCCACCACTGGAATGCAATTACGACGAACAGAGCTTGAATGAGCAGATGCCCAGTTATCGAAACTAACGGTAGCTCAAGCCAGTCCGTGAAGTAATTGAACAGCTGGATGAACGACTCGTACCAAACACTAAAGTGGCGGCCGAACGCGTTTGTGTAGTTCAAACTACTGTTATCAAACGCAACCACCGTAGCTGTAATTACACCGCACATAATGCTAATTACGCATTTGAGGGGTCTGGTGTCGTCATCTTCTGCGTCTAGTAACAGTAAGTCCCACATGATTACTTGATGCTTCCTTCGGGCTTTCTGACAATCGGATCCGGAGGAACGTCGAAACCGATCTCGCGTTCACGAGCTTTGATGTTCGCGTTCTCAACTGCGTTCAGCTTGAAATCCATCATGCACGCACGTGTCGTGTGGTGGTACATCTTGTGCACAGGGCAGTACATCGTCGCAGGATGCAACGGAGTCCAGAACCACGTCCTCATCTTCTTGAGGCAGCACTGTTCTCCCTGGTCGCAGGGGATGGCTTTACGATGCATGAACTCCTTGCAATGCATGATCACAATAAGCGCGATCATAGCCCACGCAAGTACTCCAATGACAGCTTGAAACTTTCTCATTTCTCGTTCCTTTCTTTGTATTTCATAGTGAAAAAATGTACTTAAGTAGGGGTGTACAGAACAGGGTAGGAGAAGCGGTCGTTCACCGCTTCTCCCCCCTAAATCTAACGACGTTTTTGCTCTACGAAGTCATAAGCTTGTAGCTCAGCTCCGCTATAGTTGCAATGCCTCCGAGGACCAGGGTGTCTCTGGCTGCCCTCGCTAGATCTTCAAGGAATGTCTCAAACCTACCAGGACCAAGTCCTAGATTGGAGTGAGCATACACCGTTTCCTTATTGGCTTCCTCTAGGAAATAGATTGCGCACACGATAGCGCACGCTGCCCAATATCCCAGATGTGAGCGCACGAAACAGAAGGCGCACAGATGCAGAGCGAGTCTACCAACTCCGCACGCCAACGTGATAGCTTTGCCTAAAGTCGGATGATTGTAGATAATGGTATCTTTCATCATGCCCTCCGACTATTAGGTCTTGGTTGTATCCAGGACCCCGAACAGATCCTCGGATCCTCCCGGCGTCTTGATGGTCACCGACATGTCAGCCAGTGTCCAGTCAAGTACGTCGAGGACTTCCATGAACCTGGATATCGTGATATGCCCCGCGATAAGGGTTCTCACGAGATTGCTTCCAGGTGTGTTTGCTTGTGTCGGCAAGCAACCTGCCTTAAGCGCTTTCTCCCGGCACTTGCTGTTGAAGAACTCCCTCGAGATCCTTTTCTTGACGAACATGGACCTGAGGATGATATCCAAACAGTGCTGGGTTTTGTGGACGTCTGCTTCTGTGAACAGCGGAGCTCCAGAAGTCATACGCGCGTCTTCGACAGTGGCAACTTGAGGTGCCCCGTAGAGTCGTCTACGTGTCTCCTTGTCGATGTCTGCGATTTTGATCATTGATCTAACTCCTGCTTACCAAGTTAGTGTGGTCTTCGCTTGTAACCACGCAATTTCGTTACGTAATAATCCTTTCAACGGATGGTCCTCGCCTACCATTCTCGAGGTGCGGATGAGTGACGCAAATGCTCCAATGTAAGAGAGCTCCTTCTCAAACGAGATGCGATTCTCGTATTCGAAAGCTATTCTCTCAAACTCGTTGACCAACCAACTGTCGTACCTGCATCGGCTATCGATGAATTCGGATTCGCTCGAACGCTTGCTGTAGGCTAGACAGTCATAGTAAAGTCTTAGACAGGATCTCTGCGTACTGATGTTATCGGTAACTTCCTCCTTGGCGAACAACCACATCGAAAGCACCAACAATGTGAACTCCTCTGGTCTGGCCCAGTTCTGTCGTGGATTATGGATCATCCTCTGCAGCAACATGACCACAGAGTAAGGTTGCGACTTAGTTCCTTCGATATACCGATCAAGAGACCGATACGCAGATGCTTTCAGCATCGCTACATCTTCAGGAACTTCTCCTTCGCTTCCAGGCTTGACATGGTCAAGTATGATCTCCACTCCAGTAGCGGGATTCCGTCTTAGTAATAAATACGTTAACAGGTCTCGGACAGTCGAAGTGTTGGTACGCCCCTCAGTCCGAGCCTGTTCGAAGATTGCTTGCACGGCACTAACGAAAACCAACGAGTCTTTGAACCCGCTGGGCTCTAGAGATGGGTTCCTCACCCAGTCTATCGTTTCGTGCATTTGACGCAACCTTTTTAGAGATCTTTGTCCATGAGACCGATCCTCTCGAGGTTACCACGGACGCTGTTACGCATCACGAGTTCCTTACGAGATTCAGAGTCCTGTCCAAGCATTGCATAGATCTTGTCGACGTCTCCTATTCCAGATACTCTCGTCACACAACGAGTGATCGGGTCGATACAAGTTCCGGAGATGTCTTCCGGAGCCATTTCGCCTAACCCCTTGAATCGTGTGATCTTGAAGTTCTTGCTGTTCTGGTGGTCAGAGATGCCCATGAAGATCGTGTACAGAGAAATGAACGAGCACGGTGCGTGCACATACATGTCAGTGAACCTGCTGGTCACGAACAGATTCAGCTCGTCCCAGTTGTACTCTTCATACAGCGGGATAAGTTCCTCGATGATCGTGTTCTGCAGATGCGACAGGGAGATCGTCTTGTCAAGACCCTCGATGACGAGGACTATCGAATTCGTATCTTTGTCCCAGATTACATTGTCCACCTTCAGTATCTTTCTGATACTATCCGTGTCAACGTTCTTCTCGTCGAGATAATCCACGCAATGCATCATCTGTTCGAGTACGAACGGCTCGATGTTCAGACGATTCGCTGCAGCTGTTACCAGCTCGCCTATCCTGTCAACTGCCCACACAAGAGCTTCATAGTTCTTGCCTTCGAGTTTGACCTCTTTGGCATTACCGAGCTTCATGTAGATGTCGAGGACGTACGAATACAGATCGGACCTGAGATCCATGAGAGCCGCATTGTCACGCAGATACAGAGGACGCTTCTGTCCCTGGATGCGCAGCGAATACAGCGGAGGATTGGTGAGATAGACTCGACCTTCCTCCAGGATCAACGGATTGATCTCCTTGAAGATTCCGATCAGAAGAGCTGCGATGTGATATCCGTCAGCGTCGGCATCTGTCAGGATGAGGATCTTGTTGAACCGCATGTTGCTGAGGTCCTTGTCAGTCGGTCTTACACCGATGAGCTCCATCAAATCCTGATAGATGTCGTTCTTCAAAAGTGCTTTGGCGTTAGCTCTGACGGCATTGATCGGTTTACCGTTGAGCTTGAAATACGCCTGATACTGTTCGTCACGTTCGGTCTTAACACGACCTGCAGCCGAATCACCTTCTGTGATGAACAGTTCGATGAGATTGGGATCGTTCGATTCGCAAGCGCAATACGAGCCAGCTCTACGAAGCTCGTAACCAAGACCTCTGATATTACTCTTGATCTTGTACTGCGAATGACTGTACTTGGCGTACGCCTGTTTGAAGTTCTCTTCGATGAGTTCCCACAGACGATCCCAGGTTGCTTCAGTTACATCCTTCAGCTGCTTGCGCAAACTGGAACGATACTGATCTCCGAACACGTTGTCGGAGAACTTGGACTTGTCCTGACCATCGAAGCTCGCTCCAGTCCAGTAAGTCGAAACTATACCAGACAGAGGAATCTGATACTTCGTCTTGAAATAGAGCTGTTCGTCAGACTCCAGAACATAACCCTCCAAGAAGATCTTGAGAGCATTCTGAAGCATCTGGAAGTGCACAGAGTTCTGATCATTGATAGGTGTGTTGTTAACTGCACCCATCAGTCCACCTTCATTCTTCAGAGTCTTCTCATCGATGAAGATGTCAAGATCATAACCGAGACGGTCGTTGATGTTCCTTGGATCATTATCCCTGTGGAGAGAGACTCCAGGTTCCCAGATTGGTTCCTTCAGTCCGAACCTTCTGATGATGTACTCACGAGGAGACACACTCAGATCGGATTCGAACTTCATTTCTCTCTTGAAGTTGCTTAGGTTGGTCAGATACTTCCAAACCGACACAGACTTTCCGTCCGTTATATCGATCTCACTCGGCTTAAGAAGTCCGTCAACGACGCCGATACGTATCAACGAATTCCTGTGGAAAACTGAATAGTCTTCCATGACGTCAAGCCACTTGTCAAATCCGTTCTTTTCGTCAGGACCGACCTTCTTGAACATCTCTGGTATAGCCGTCAAAATCTCAGGATCAGGTTGGAAGAGGATTGTAGTGCCAACCGTAGACTTGTCCTTATCAATGGCACGACCAGTCTTCCAATTGTACCCGACCTCTCCTTTCTCTATCACAACAGAAGCGAATCCATCCATACGCTTTGTGAATGCGACGAACTTCTTCGACAACGCTGCGACGAGTTTAGAACCGACGCCATTCGTACCGGTAGATGCACCACCGTAGCTATCAAGATCGTACTTGCCTGAGGTATTTGCCTTCGACAAGCAGTCGACCAGTTTGTTAACAGGAATGCCGCGACCGAAGTCTTGGATGAGACATTGATACGTGGACCTATCTTTAGCGACGAAGAATGTGACCTCAACAGGATAAATCTTGTTTCGGTCCATCACCATCGCTTCATCGGTGCTGTTATCAATGATCTCCTTGCAGAGCAACCACAGACCTGATATCGTACTTGTCTGTACGCCGTACATCGACGAACGTGCACGAAGGTGCTGGGTCCCAGTCATAGTACGAATTGACTGATCACCGTAGTCTTTAGCCATCGAAAATTCCTTTCAATTTGCTGCTAATACTGTCAACCTAGTAATATATTCAAGATTACCAGTTGGAGTAAAAAGCGGCTACGCATATCTTGATGGTAAAAAGTCAAAAAATAAATGCCCAGGATCTGGAGGGATTGCTCCCTCCAGACCCAGGAATTTATCTCAGGCGCACCAGTACTTAACTTCCGTCTTGCGACGGTTCTTAAGCCCGGTAATAACCTTACCACCACCGTACACCCAACGGTTGAACTCCGCGGAAACAACCGCGTTGCTAGAACCGTCGTTGATACGCTTGAGCAGAGTAGAACTCTTGAACTTGGGAAGTCCGAGATTGTAAACGAAGCTAATAACTGCGACCTCCTGGTCGACAGTCATCTTCCTCGTAACAAGCTTACGGACATCCTTCTGGATCTTTCTGATCTCCCGGCCGAGGATACGGTCGGCAGTCTTACGATCCATGCTCTTGAGAGCCTGCTCTTCTTTGGTCAACACGGACTTGGTGAATCCGTATCCAATCGTCTGCACTCCGGCAGAGCAATTGTACCAATAGCTACGGTAACCCTCCAATTTGGCAACGAGGGCAATTGCCTTGACTTCCGCCTTCTGGGCATCGGTCAGCTCTTTCGCTTCCATGGTCATGCCTCCCATAGCGATGGCAGCGACCAGGATCATCTTGATGAACTTGTTCATTGTGTGCTTCCTTTCTTGTTTTGTTGGTTAGAGCAAGAAAGTAATCTATGCACACAGGTCATCGAAAGACAAAATAAAGGACCCCCTCCCTCCGGCGACCAAACCGAAGGGAGGAGGGGACTCGTAACGAAAAGGGCGGCGACGGCAATACTGGGTAATCTAGATTGCGAGAAGTTCTGCTCACACAGATGTTTGATGTAGCGAGCATCACACTCCATGATGAGTAGTTGTTTGACCACCTCTCACAAAAGATTCTTTTCTCTAGTCGCCAGTATCGCAGAGCTTTCCGGCGGCACCTTGATACCAAATTGGGTACCAGTTGTTCGTGCTGTGGAGCAAGAAGGCAAAGCAGTTAAAAAGTCCTTAGAAATCCGCAGCGACTGGTACATATTATGTTAAAATCCGCATGTTTTAAAGTACATGTGGATGACCCTATTGGACCCTTTTTCAACTTCAAGAATGGAGATGAATCATGGCTGAAAATAAGCCCAAATCTGAGCTTGAAAAAGCTATCGACATTTTTGAGCAAGAGACTTCTGAGTGCACTCTCATCCGTAAAGAACTCATCGACCAGCTCCGTCAGGACTGCAAGAAGATGCGAGTCTCTGAGTTCGACAAGGCTATGATGGTGACTGCCAAGATGAGCATGGTCACTACGCTCAACGGAATGCTCAAGGACGTTGAAGACTCTGCGATGAAGAGAGTCAAGTTCCGCATGACTCAGCAGGAACAGGAAACCAACGGCCAGTACTCTCAGGCTATCGTCCAACTTCTCAAGATGGTCAGAGCTGATGGTCGCGATGCTATCCAGAATGCTCCAGCTCAGACTGAGCAGGACATCCAGAAAGAACTCGACAAGAAAGCTGAAGAACTCAACATCGAGATCACCAAGGGTGAGCTTGAAACGTGTGAAGGTCTTCCTGGTGGCGAAGGCTACAAACCGGAAGAGGCTCCTCCTGGAACCGAACCTGGAACTGAAAAGTAAAAAGAAGAAAGTACAAGCTAGGAGCGTCGCAATGACGCTCCTAGCTGTATCTTCTTTTTGTCTTTAGTCGTGGATGGACTCGAGACGAGCACGGAGCTGGTTGATCACAGCCATCGCACTCGGAGACTTGAGTATCTGACCCAGAGTCTTCGAGTTGAACGTGATCTTCGATCCAGTCTTCGAAGCTTCGACGAGCTGATACATCGCCGACCAGAACGCATCGAACTTCATGGAGTCCGTAGGCGTCGGAAGGTTGTAGTCAGCACGGAAGAGCTTGGCATCCGTGAAGAGTGTACCGTAACCCTGAGACATGCGCTTGAACACGATCATGATCAGTTCACGGTAGTACGCAGCGTTCCGGTTGCCCTGACGAGGACAGCACTCGAGAACGATTTCGTACAGCTTGTGAGCGCACTTCGTCACATCAGCCTGCACGTTCTTGCGGCAAGACTTGCAGAGAGCAGCATACTCGTTGAACTTGCGAATGAGCGCACGACCAGCAGCCGTGTGCATGTGCATGTCCTCGGAGACCTCGTTGTTGATAGCCGAAACTACGCGACGGCGAGCCTCGGAAACAACGGGAGCCGTTTTCTTGACGGAAGGACGAACGATGATGACTGTAGGCTGCGCCTGAGGTGCAACATCGACAGGCTTGGGAGCAACCTTCTTAGCTTCCTCTGCCTTTTTGGCAGCCTCAGCAGCAGCTTTCTCCTCAGCTTCCTTCTTGGCTTTAGCTTCCGCTTCAGCCTTGGCCTTCGCCTCTGCTTCGGCACGAGCCTTAGCTTCAGCTTCTTCCTTCTCCTTGCGAGCCTTCTCCTCGGCTTCACGCTTCGCTTTTTCTTCAGCCTCGCGTTTGGCCTTTTCTTCAGCAGCACGCTTGGCAGCTTCCGCTTCCTTGCGCTTGCGCTCTTCCTCGGCTTTCCTCTGAGCGGCTTTACGCTCAGCCTCTTCACGGGCTTTCTTCTCGGCAGCTTTCTTAGCCGCTTCCTCGGCCTCCTTCCGCTTCTTCTCTTCCTCGAGAGCAGCGGCCTCTTCCTGCTTAGCAAGAAGTTCTTCAGGAGACATCTCAGAACCCGGTTCTTCTTTCTTGGAATCGTCCATTTGAGTTGTCTTTCGTTGTTAAGTTGATGTTACGTCGGAAGGTATAGCATGTTACAGCAAGATATCTTCCAACTTGTTGTCCTGAACAGCAAGCACAGTACCGTGCATGTTACTCATCGAGAGTCCCATGAACGTCGATGTGATCTTGATCGTCTGAACGCCTAACTGTTTAGCACCAAGCTGTTTAGCTCTCGTACCACAGCACTTGTAGCAGAAGTTGTTCTTGGTTGCACAAGTGAGAGGCGAATACATGTGTATCACCTTGCCATCTGCGTAGCGCTTGTAGTTATCAGCATCCAGCGTGATGTCCATGCCGTCAACACGGATGGTTCTGCCTATGAACTGTTTGGCATCGTAGACAGAGCAGTCGATGCTGATAGTGCGTTTAGTTCCGCAGTCGTCCTCAGGTATCGTGATGTCGCCGAAAGCACGCCAGATCAGCTTGGTTTCAGCGCCGCCTTTGGCAGTTTCAACACCACGAGAATAAGAACCCTTACGAACCTCGTTGGCGATAGACGGAAGTTTCTCGGGGATCCAGCCTTCAGCGAGGGAGTTCGGTATGAAATCCATCTCAGCCGTATCGGTGTCGAATGCAGGGATGCCTCCGACAGTCAGGAAGAGTTTCTTGCGGTGGAGTGCGTAAGACTTGCCACCAAGACCGTCGAAGAACACTGTGGACGGATCGTCTCCCAGGTATTCCTTGTCGGCATTGATCAAGATCTCTTCCAGCTTCTGGATCACGAGAGGATCGTTCATCCTGTCCTTGTTGGCTTCGATGAACGCTTTCTTGAGTTCAGGAACTTTCGGGTTCGTCTGAAGTGACTTCACAGTCATCGACGGAACTACGAGCTCCGACAGATGTCCGATGAAGTACATGTAATCCCAGAATCGTTCGAACTCTTCAACGGTGACTTCATTGGCAAGAAGCTTGTCCTTGACCATGTTCGAAAGCTTGTCAGGTTTCACATTCGAGTTAACGTATTCGAACACGTTGAAATCGAACGGATACTGCATGCAGACGATGTTGGTCAGGAATCTTCCAACCGAAGTCGGACCCCAGGCTTTTTGCGTGAATGGATGAGAGTCAAAATACTCCATCGCTTTGCCTGCGGGTAAATCGAAACAGCCTGTGATCGGGAACACTGGAGTAGTTCCGTCAGACAGGATGCTTATCCCGAACTGTTCGGGACCTTGTTCGATGATAACTCCGACGAACTTCTGTTCGCCACTCTGAACTTGAACAACACTTCCGAGTCCAACGTCAGTATCGAGATCGACTTTCATGACCTGGATGGTCTCGCCGATCTTCGGAGTACTGACATCGAACATCGCACGATGTGTGTAAGTCTGGCAAACTGTGAACGCGTCAAGCAACCAAGAACGATACTTGAGTCGCTTATTGGCTGCAGCGATCATCAGTGCGTGTATCTGCTGCTCAGTCAGCCACATAGTTCACCTCCACAGGTTTGCTGAGGTTCGATGTCAAATCAACGAACGCGTCTTTCAGCGCATTGATAGCATCATTGCCGAGTTGATCGACGTACTCTTCGATCTTCGCAGGTATCGCGGTGTTGAGGTTCAGCTGGTGAGGACAATCGACTATCATCGCAGCAACCATGATCGTCAGCATGCTGTCAGGACACGCAACGCGTTCCTCGCAGCAGTAGTGCTTCAGGTCATGAGCCCAACGAGCTCGATACGGTTCGCGGATCTTCTCCAGGAACGCATCGACTGCAACCAGGTCACCAAGTTCGAGATGTTCGAACTCCTCACCCCACTTGACGAAAACTTCCTTGCTAGCAAGTTCTTTTTCGAATCCCTTGCCAAGGTAAGCATCGATCATATCGGAACGAGACTTGCGCTGATAGTCATTCTCGCCACGGTTGATCCACATGTCGCAGTAAGCACGAACGAATCTCTGACGTTTCATCAGGAACTGAACGTACTTCAAGTACACGTCTTCGTCGACGAAGTAGCTGATGTCAGGATCACCGAGTCTGTTAACAGCATCGACGATAAGCTGGACTTTCTGGATGAACTTGGTGCTCTCACCATCGAGAACTCCAGGATACGCGTCGAACGTGTCTTTAACAAGTGTCCAACCATCATCCAGTGGCAAGAACTCTCCGCACCAATCCACGATCGTCTCGAACAGATCAGGTCCGAAGTTGGATTCGACTTCCTCCATCAGCGGAGGGTGGTCTTTAAGCAGCTTCTTCAGGTTCTCGTCTGAGAACTTACTGAGAAGCATCAGAACTGCATAGATCAGCTGCGGGTCAGAGAACACCTGCTGTGCATCAACGTTGATGCTGATGCCCCACTCTGCGAGCTCGTCCATCACGAGCGTCAAGCAGCGCTTCCGCAGCCACAGCGGCGTGATCTCATCGTCGCTGACCTCGAGGATGTACTTCCTGGCGTTGAACCAGTCGTCGATCTCATCGGAGCGCTCACGCGCCAACCTGATGATCTCGGCCGAGAAGTCATCTTCGATCTGAGGTTCGTAATGAACAACGCCCATGTTAGAACTCCAAATTGAAAATTCGCTACAAAAAATAGTGCAGACTTGTATAACAAGTCTACGAGCGCAGCGAGTTTTAAGTGGGGATGTGTGATAACACATCCGGATAAGATCTTCTTGGTAACAAGCGCCAAGCTTATCGCTTGGACGCCTGCTACCACTGGTGAAAAAGATTAAGGGGGTATAAAATGTGACATTTGACTTTTTGAAAAATAAAACTCAAGACACGGAAGGAACGACTTGCGTCGTTCCTCCGTTGTCATTTTCAGCGAAAAAAATTTTTTTCGCTTTAAGTAAGTTATTATTCTAGATTTATCTAGATAATAACTTACGCTAAGAATAAGAAAACTTAATTAGATTAAGTATACGGTAAGTATACTTAAGATAATTAAGTTATACCTTAGTTTAATTAATCTAGTATTTAATAATTAAATTAACTAGTACTCGCCTAGATATACGAAGTATATCTAGGCTCATACTTCGCGTGACGCGCGATACCTTAGTAATATGCAGCGTACAGCAAACATGCCGAAAAAATAAGGTACTTTTGATATCAGCCACTGATGCCCCCGGAAGACCGAGGACACCAGTGACCAACTTCACGAGATTACATGTTCTTCAGAGCACGAACTTGCTTGACCGGAATACGTTGCTGATCCAGTTTGTGTTGCATTTGGTTCAGCTTGTAGGTTGTACTCACGGTTCGCACGCATTCGCCTGTGAACTTGTTGTGGAACCAGTATCCGAGAGATGAAAGTCTGAGTCTTTCGATGCTCCCTGATATTGGCTCCCGATTGCGGATTCTCCAGCTGCACTGGTAATCATGACCGACGAGATCTTTGTAGTCGATCACGATGTCGAAGTTGGTTCGCATAAAGCTTACCTCCTTTCGGTTCACTGAGGTAATTTAGACACAACCAGATTCGACCAGAATGGAAATCCACGCAATGTTATAAACTACGGTACTTCACTCAGTTATGTTGTTCTAGCAATCGCATAACGGATTTGAACGAGTACTCTGTTGTAGTTCGATCCTGCATGTTAGATCATGCTTCCATGACGCACTAGTTTGCTCATGCTTCCAGAACGCAACGATTTCTCAGTCTCCGGATTGGGAACTGCACCAAGAGACCCTATCCTTGGAGCGCAATCGTTGTTGTGTGGCTGAAGGATGTTGAGGAATGTTCTGCGTAAGCCTCTGGGTGACTAGAGACTGTGAAGATGACACCAGATCGGTAACTACACTCTGCTCGTTCTTTAATTTCGATTCAGTTCGAAGAGTGTTAGGTTCAGATCGCTTGGAAGCGAATTGAGTTCAACATTTCAACAACTGGAGCTGGAGTACATGTACGATCCTGAGATCCACAATCATGACTACCAGCCGATAGCGGACTCGAGGTACGACATCGTTAATGAACGACCTCATGTGACGATCTATTCGGACGGCAGTTTTAAACCCGACATCAACTATGGCGGGTACGGAACACTCATGCAGTGTGACGGGAACGGAATCGTGATCTACGGAGGTTCAGCCGCGAGCACCAACAACAGGAATGAATTGATCGCTGTGCTGACCGCTTTACGTAGACTCACATGTCCTTGCGATGTGACAGTTGTCAGCGACTCTGAGTACGTTGTTAAAGGTCTGAATGGCTACATCTGGAATTGGGCATCCAACAATTGGTTGAATACCAAACGCCAGCCTGTTGCTAATGCGGATCTTTGGCAGGAGATGCTTGGGTTCTGTCAAGTGCACTTTATCAAGGGACACTGGATAAAGGGTCACGCAGGTCATTACGAAAATGAGATCTGCGATAGGTTGGCAACCATTGGTGCTTTTGAGTCCGCTGGGATGCCGATTCCGCAGGCGAAGCAAGCCTGGTATGCACTTGAGCGCAACAAGTATCCTGGAGCTCAGGATGACGAGACTCTTCCAGAGTATCGCATCCCTGATGCTGAGATACGAGAGCGTGTTCCAAGGAAGTAAGATTTCTCCAGTTCCATCCTCCCTTCATCGAGGGGAGGATGGTAACATCTTCTTTTTATTTTGTATCTTGACAGAATCGGATGAATTTAATCGAAGATGATTTGGACATAAATCCTGCTTAGTTTCTCGATATAGATTGCTGTTAGAGAGACGGAAATTGACATCTCCTGACCAGAGCATCAGATGAGGGGTTTTTAACACTATACTAACAAAAAAGAAAGGAACCCCTAGGAGCTCCTTTCATCCCGGTTGCTCATCCGGGACATCGCAGTAAGTGGATAACGTATTAACGTCTCCTGTGAGATAAAAGAAAAGATCGGACACACTGGGCCCCGAAGGACCCAGTGTGCCGAGTATGCGTTACGCATCAGTGACGTTCGCGCATGTCGAGGATGCGACCGATCTCACGATCCTGGATGTCGCAGAGCTCGAACCAGCGATCCTTGACATCCTTCGTCTCCAGCCAGGTGGAGTGGTTCAGGTTCTCCTTATCCGTGTGAGCCACGAACACACGATAGAACCTGCCGTTCTTCATCTTGATGATGGAGAAGGAGTACGTCGGATACGCGATCATCTGCTCGATGGGCCAGGTGCCAGTAGCCTGGAAGGTCGAGTTGTTAGCCTCAGCCTTTAGCACGCTGAACAGATGCATGATGTTCGGGTTGGCAGTGCCGAACAGCATCCTGAGGAATTCACCACGGGAATGCTCCTCGCTGACGTTCTTGCGAGGTTCCGGCATGTCACCGACTGGAGCAGGCTCTTCCGCAGGCTGATCAGCTTCCTCCGCACCAGGTGCGTCGGCGTCAGGGTCTTCTTTGGGCTGCTCCTCATCGCAGACTTCGGCATATGCCGACATGTCACCCTTCACAGCCTGAAGCATGCTCTTGGTAACATCCTGTTTGATGCGCCATGTACGCGCGTCGCCGAAGAACGTTGTGATGTCTCCGGCATGGTAGACGATTTCGTCACTCATGGGTTGTTCGTTTTCCTTGGTTGTTGTTTCAGAATTGGGTTCGTTGCCAGGATCCGCATCTGCAGGAGCGCTGGTGTCAACGACTTCAGATGGTTCCTGCTGATCGTCGGCGTCAGGGTCCTCCTTGGGTTGTTCCTCAGCAGGAGCTTCCTCGGCAGGCGAGTCGTAACCAACCATCTCCTGGCTAGTGGGAGCCACCGGTTCAGCGACTTCCTGGGATTCACCAGGGACCGCGATCGGAGCATCACCTACAGGAGCGCTAGCGCTTACGGCCGGAAGATCCGGAGCCTCTTTCTTCTCCTCTGCAGGAGCCGGGATTTCCGGAGGAGGCGGAGGGAGCTGCTCGTCGAAGAATTCGGAGATCTTGTTGTTCTCCACGATGTCGTTGACCTGAGACTGAGTGAGATCAGCCTTGGCCTTGTACACAGTGGAGGCAGTTTCCTCGAACTTGACGAGTTCACCCTTGTGGATCACGATGGGTTCGGCCGGAGGCTCTTCCTTCGGAGGTTCCTCCTTGGGCGGCTCTTCGACAGGATTCTCCGGAGGAGTCGGTGCTGCCTCAGGAGTCTTGGTCTTGATCGGCTCGAAGTTCTCCATGATCTCGGACACCGAACCCTTGAACACACTGCGCATGATGTCATTCTTGGCAGTGTACTTCAGAGAGGTGTCGATATTGTCCACATCAGGATCGGCGAACCGGAAGAGTTCATTGTCATCGTCAGCGCTGTCGATGATGATCTCATCGTCATGCCCGCGACGCTTCCTGAACTGAACCTTGGCTCCCTCGGGAATGACGACACCATCTTGCTCAGTTACCTCTGCATCGATCTCTTCGACGTTGCAGATGTCCTTGATGAGACGGAAGATCGTCTGCTTCTCGCCAGCCTTGTTGGTTTCGCGAGACATGGCACCGATGATGCGGTTGTAGCGCTTGCCTTCCTTCTTGTCGGTGACGATGACAGCGAAGTTGATCGCAGTCTGTCCGTCATCAGCATCGAGAGGCTCGCGCAGCACGGTGAACCGCATCCATGACGGAACGTTCGCCGGACCGATGTCGAACGAGATGATCTCGCCGATGTGCCCAGGAGAGCTGAAGTTCTTCTGCATCTCCTGCAATTTGCCAACCTTGGACGACGCAGTCTGCAGCGCAGCCACGATGTCCCTCGCAGTCGGGCTTTCGGATACACCGAGCACCCTCCTGAAGATCAGCAGCGGATTAATCTCCTTGATTACTGACTTGTTTGCCTCGAGCCCGCTAAGGAACGCGCTCGTGACGGTAGTGTTGAGGTTATTCACCTTGTGTTTTCCTTTCTTGTTTCTGGTTATGAGTTAAACTTGTTGTCCCTCTTCAACCTTGTTGGTCTTGAGGGCGAGCATAGAGTGATCCCCGTAGACTTCGGTGAACAAGATGTTGTCCTTGTCGAATCCACAGGAGATACCAAGCTGACGAAGTATGAGTCTACACGGGTTCACGTTATCGGCGATGATGTCCCGCGTCTTGACTAGAGGAATCAGTTCCTCCGGTATGTGGTTGAGGTTCGGGTTGATCAGAACCTTAGACGGTGCTTTGCCGTACTTCAAGATGAATGCTTCGAACTTCTTCGCTATGACCGGGCTGGTCTTGCGTATCAGTTCGAAGTACTCCGGAGTAGGCTCGTCGATAGGCACTGCGTAGGTCTTGTTCGGAACTAGGAACGTTCCGTACTTGTCCGCGAATACCTCTTCCCAGACCATGTAGTAGAAATAGTTCTGCGACAGTGGTGTTGCGTAGTCATCTTTGTTCTTGATGGCCAGAGGCTCGCACCACTTGGTCTTCCCTTCCATGATGTCACGATAGATCTGTTGTTCGAACGCTATGACTTTCTGGAGGAGATCGTGACCACTGATCTTCTGGTTCAAACTACCAAGCAGCAGATCTTGAACGATGAACTTGTTGGCGAACTCCGTCGCATCCTTAACCATCGTCGAGCCTTTAAGCTGAACGCCTTTGATATCGTCGGTTGGTTTAGGGAGGATGACTCCTTCCTGCACCGTGATAACTCCAGCGTACGTCTTCTTGATGTCGGCTTCGATCATAGTCGGATAGAGGAACTCGTTCTTCATCGCCATGTCCTTGACGTGAGATCCACGCGCACCGTGTGCGATGCTGTAGAGTTCAAGTGCATGAGCGACTGCAAGCTGTATCCAGTAGATCATCAAGCACGCTATGTGGTAGGTGCCAGGATAGATCTTGTAGATGTCGTGCGTGTACCAATCAACCCAGTCTTTTACAGTGAAGATGACAGAGTCGGTATCGGACACAACAGAAGAGTTCCTGATCATCGCCTTGCGGTTGAGAACATCCGGGACACAGAGATCTGTGAAGATAAAAGCATCCAAGATATCCTTGAACTCGTCAAGCTTACCACTGACGTAGTTGGCGATGTTCACGAAGAGCTTGGCCTTTTCGGGCATCTTCTTCGGAAGGTCGTACACCTGAATCTCAGGGTCACCCGAGCTAACGTCTTTGTCGTACGCCACGTTGATCATAGTGACCAGCGCACCCTCAAACTTAAACAGATCTTCAGGATCGACGTCGTCCTTAATCGGCACATTTGCCAAGTTGAACATTGACTCAATCCACGGACGGAAGATCTCGTCGTTGCCCATGATGATGTGCCGAAGATTCTGATAGTACCAGAAGTACTGAACCTCCGTATCAGACATGCGATCTACTTCTTCGCGAATAGCATCAAAGTTCTTGTACCGATGATAGATCGAAAGCTCTTTCTTGTAGAACTCGAACAATTCATCTTTCGTAACACGCCGCATCTTGTGATTAGCAAGAGTAGCTTCTACGCGTTCAGGGTGAACGTGCGGAAGATGTATCGTGATGTGATTGAGGAGTTGCTCAAATGAGAACCATCCGAAGTTACCACCGAGTACGTGCTCGATGCAGGTGTTCGCATATCCGATCAGAGCGCGTCCTGCAGACGTGATAGCGTTGTAGTTACCTTTCGAATAGAAGATAGAATAGACCGATCCATAATTTCCGGGCAAAGAATTAACGCCGATCTTCAGAAGAGTCTGTTCGAGATAATGCAGCGTTTCGCCTACTGCATCTCCGATAGCCTTACAGCGAAGCATTGCTTTCTTGGCTACTTTGCGCTGACGGAGCTTCGCTTGAATCATTTCAATCGTTGCTCCGGTCTTCTTCTCGTGTTGGCAGTAGAAACTGCCTGAAGGGGACACTAGGTCGTCATTATGCCTGTTGAGGTAGTCTACCAGATCCACAGCCAGAAGCTTAGGATCTCCGTCGGTAAGAGTTTCTACCACAACAGCAGTTACAGGTTTGTAGCGCTTCTTCATGATTTCAGTGATGCGCTGCATAGCCTCGTCTTCGGAGATTCCAAACTTCCGCATGACGTGCCGAACCATAGTGGCCCGATATTCAGCTAGAATACCAGGTCGTGCCATAACTGTTACATCCTTTCGGGTTATAGTCTGTTGTAGGCATGTATAGAACTAACACATTAACGTCAGTCCACCACAGTAATAAATGTGCAAGATTATGACGGGATTTCCCAATTCTATGATTTTTACGAAACCCAAACTAGGAGAAACTATGCTTAATTTTGCAGCAATTGCCGATGCTTTTCAGAAAGATGAAGAGCAGGCCTCGGTTGATAACAAGACTCAGCCGTCGATGTCTGTCCGCGCCATGGAGGCTGTTAAGCGCTCCATTGTCAGCGGTATGCTTAAGTCGTTCAGCATCTGGATCTTCAACAATGTTCCGGATCCCAAGGACCAGAAAGCCAAGTTCCTCACCCTCTTGAATGCGATGATCGCTTCTGGTGACGTCGCATCTACTGAGGCTCAGTGGCTTGTCGACTACTACGAACGCCAGAAGACGTTGACGGTTGCTTGCGATGAGCTCGCGTATGAAGCTCCTTGCACAAGCTCGTACCTCAGCTGGTATACGGTCATGGACGATATGCTCAGCGATCCTCAGGTATATGAGTGGTCGTTTCGTGAAGGAGACAGCGAAGAGTCTGGTAAGACTGGAGAGCTCAATGAGCACGAAGCTCTTCTTGTTAAGACGTACAAGGCTGCGTATCGTGCGTACTGTGAGGCCAGGGATGCGTTCGAGAAGTATTTCAGGGACGTCAATGCAGCTGTGTTCAAGCAGCTCCTGCTCAAGTACGGCACGACCATCGGTCAGGTTGCTCCTCAGTGGTACAAAGACGTTGCACGTTGTGCTGGTGTCCTGAAGGATGAGACACCTCCCCCGTCTGAAGGCTAACTCTAGTCGTGAGGGGACGTCTATGGAAACTGCAGAGCGAACTGCTCCTGATTTCAGCAAGACAGATGCAGTTATAACGGCAGTCGAAAACAAAAGCGTCCTGGTTAAGAGTCACATGTCTCGTCTCCATCTGAGTGCTATACACTCTTCAACGGGGACGAGGCATGCTACCACTTACGCACAGAAGATACAGAACGTGATGCAGTCGAGTATAATGTTATCCAACTGATACATCTGATGAGGCACAAACCTCAAGGAGGTGTTATCATGGAAACGACTGATAAAGATGCCGTTGCAAATTTCAAGGAGTCTGTTAAGACAGTGAAGCTTCTTCTGTCTTCACTGTTCGCACGGAAACTTCCGAAGATGATCGTGAGTTACACATCACCTGGTGTGTTTTACTTCACGAACATCGAGTCTGACAGGATAGCTCTGTACAAGGCTACTCCTGAAGATGTCTTGAGCAAAGTCAAGATAGTGAGCGAGAATGTTCTCCGTACTCTGTACGAAGCGTTTCCGTTCATGAAGGAAACTATCTGTGAGGTTGACGTAGTTGCACTCGGTTCAGCGTTGAACAAGTCGCTTCAGGTGACGAAAGATAAGTTCCCTGAGACGATCGTCGACAAGGATGCGATGAACCTTAAACTTGTCTACAAAGACAAGGAAGGTAACGAGCAGACAGTGATTGTCGGTAAGTTGCTCACCGAGTGGGACTTCGACTTCTACACTGAGATCTTGACCAAGTTCGACAAGTTCTCGGACAATGTGATCAAGCGCCAGTTCAGGTATGACTCGCAAGAGTCTGACAGCAAGGTAACGATAGAGATCGTTGAAGTTGCAGGTAAGAATGGTTCTTCGGAATTTGGTCTGCCTGTTTCAGATGGTCTCAACATCGTGAGTTCGAGAGAGTACATCAGACGTCGCGGATTGGATCCGTTGTACGATCTGTGGTTGCAGTTCGACGAGGGAACCCACACGTCGAAAGCGACTATCCACTATCTCGATGATTGGCTGGACGCGTGCACAATCATGCCAGGATCTTTGTGGTTCATGACACGAAAAGTTCTGTGATTAGAGATGCTAGAGCCAGGCAGGGTTCTCCCTGTCTGGCCTAGTATTCTTGCTTATTTATCTATCTAACCAATATTACGTTTAACGTTAAACTGTATCACTTGAAAAGGAGTCAAACCATGACTGATCAGCCTAGCGCTGTTGATCTCGAGGGAGCGCCTATGGAGGCCCCTGTCGAGACAGCAACAGCTACACCGCCCGAGGAACAGCAGATGGGAGAGCCCCTCGGTGTGACAGCCGCTCTCAATATTCCTAAGAAGAGCGAAGCTGTCAATCCTGACGAACTTCTTGGAGAAGCACTCGGTGGTACTGCCGAATCTCCCGTTCCTGCCGAAAAAGAAAAGACTGCACCTGCTCCTGCATCCACTGATGGAGAAGCTGCTGCAGCTCCCCTCGCTGAAACCGCTGATGCTCCTGCCGGCGAGGACGATGACACTCCGTATGACGAGGGCTCCGCCGATGACATCGTGCATCAGACTTTCGGAGATCCTGACCTGCACATCAACCAGGTCATGATGGGAACCTACACTCTTGGTCATGTTGAGGCTGCTCTCCGCAAGCTGTATCCCACTGAAGAGATGCAGGTTCAGGCCAAGAAGGATCCTTTCTCCATCTTCAACCTCCTGCTTCGTGCATTCCGTGATGGCTGGGGTTCCAACCAGCTCGTCTCTTATCTCGACGTTCTCGTTCAGAAGAATGCGGAAGGTAATGAGATCTACAAGTCTCTCGTTCCGCAGTCCGACAAGTCACTCGGCTCACTTGGTGATGGCACGACCCACAAGGTTCGTACGAAGTCTGTCGATCTGACGGATGCTGAAGCTCGTGACGTGTTCACGTCTGCTATCAGCGGTCTCAAGCGTGTCAAACTTCTCAACTCTGGATTCTGGGTGACGATCCGTCGTCCCGAACTCAACGAACTCCAGGACATCTATGATGCTGTCGATCTCGAGTCCCGTGAAGTCGGTTACTCTATCGGGCCGCATTTCGCTCTCGTTGCCGACCTTTACATCAAGAAGCGTTTCTGCGAGGCTCTCATCCATCACAGGATCATCCGTGATTCCAACCTTGCGGATATCTTCAACACGGAGAAGGAAGTCTTCGCCAACGCTCTCTCATTCCATGATTACGAAGTCCTTCTGCATGCGGTGCTATCTCTCATGTCCCGCAAAGGATTCCGTGCACGTGTCGTGTGTCCCGAGTGCAAGAAGACGACGATCCTTGAGAAGATCGACATCGGTTCTGCGAAGTTCGTCAACCGTGATCTCATCACACCGGAGATCAACGCTTGGTTCTCTGCCAAGACGGATGCGAATGGCAAGCCGATCGGCAAGCGTACGCTCACGGATCTCATCCACTACCGTGATGACATCCTTGGCTACAAGGGGAGCTACGTCCTTGACTTCGATCCTGGCAAGGTGAGACTGCACTTCCGTGTTCCGACGATGGCTGAATACTTCGCCGATGGTGAAATGGTCGTCGACCGCATTCGTGACGTCGTCAACGAGAAGTCCACCGGCGATGAAGATCGTCGTCAGCTCATCCTCGCCAACGCTGCTGCTCACATGTATCAGATGACGTCACCGTGGATCGGTATGATCGAACAGATCGACGATGATGGTAATGTCGTTGCTCGTACGAGGGCGAAGGACGCCATCTTGTCCGTTCTTGATACTGCCATGCAGGATCAGTCGGACAAGCCTCTCACCGAGCTTGACAAGTTCCTCGCCGCATCGAAGATCTCCTACATAGGAACGGCTGCCATTGAGTGCCCCTACTGCCACGCCAAGCCTGACGTCGGTATGGACCAGTTCTATCCGCTGGAGGTGCAAACGATTTTTTTCGGCCAGTTGTTCCGTCTATTGCCGGCGGAACTTATGCGAGCGGCAAGTACAACCTGAGCGACCTCGCATTCCGTACCTCTCTGGCAAAGAACATCTGTCGTACAGGCAAGCTAGCTAAGGATGGAGTCAATCGCGACATCCTGATTCGTTACTTGATCTGTAGGGACATGTTCTGGTGGAAGAAAGTATCGTCACCTTGGGGCATCAACATCGAGCATGAGCGGACCCAGAGAACTCGGGATCCGTTAACAGGCAAGATGTATGATGCCTACCAGGTTGACGACTTGCGTCAGCGTGCACTCAACCTCTGCGAGTATGAGATGACTCATGCCAACTTCGGTATGGGATTCAATGATCTCATGCACCTCGACTTGGCAACATTCGAGGAGATAGAGGACAGGGTGCACAAGCTGGCAGAAGATGCCGCCAAGAGCATGAAGAAGATGTCTGAAGCTGCGAATGGTGCGAAATCCAACCTGCTTTCAGCAACCAAGAAATCTTAAACACCATGTATGCATCCGAAAAGGAACACTCCGACAGGAAGATGATCCTTAACTCCAACCAGGGAGTTACGAACATCATCGAGTCGGACGTGATACACAAGGACATGGCAGCTGTCACTGACAAGCTGTTCTCTATCCTTAAATCCCATTACGGTCCGTACAGTAAGTTTGCAGGTGTTGACCCCAATCAACCTCTCGAAGATACCATCTTCACCAAGGACGGTGCGAACATTGTTAAGAGCATCGAGTTCGCATCGCCCCTTGAAGACATTGTCCGTAAAGCCGTGTTCTACATCGGCACTAACGTTGAGAAGTCTTCAGGTGACGGTACCACATCTTCGATGATGTTCATGTGCAGTATGCTCAAGCACATGAATGCTTCATTGCACGAGGTCTTGCCTGTAAGCTATCACACTTTGTACGGAGCGTTCAACGAATTCCTTGAGATGATCAAGTTGCAGATGGGTCCGTACAAGATCAACGCCAAGAATGCTGACGGATCTTACTCCACCTCGACAGTAAGGAAGATCGTTTACTCTCAGACGTACACGTCGTCACACGGCAATAAGGAGCTGGCTAAGGCAGTTGCGGATATGTTCGCAGCATGCCCTCCCGAGATGTGGCCGAAGATGACGTTCGGTAGACGTCACTACGAGAGTGACAAGTTGTTCGAGATCAAGACGACAGGTGGACAGTATCAGCTCGATGACTGCTCGACTATGTCCAAGACGGTGTTCAACCGAGAAGCTGGGCGCTATCTGGAATACGAGAAGTGCAAGCTCATTGTCATCAATGGAAAGGTTGACGTTAACGGTCCCCACTGGATCAACACCGTCCAGCCTATCCTTGACGAATGCGATGATGATCATCCTGTTGTCATCCTCGCACGCCCTGGTGCCGACGACTATTCGTACGGTAAGCTCATGGAGTTCATCACCAAGAAGAACGAGAAGACACAGAAGAGACGTGCTCTGTGCGTTGTCTGGTACACTCCAACCCATGAGAGACTGAACGATTTCGTCAACATTCAGTGCGTTGCCGGATTCAATCCGAGAGAGTTCGCTGAAGGAGAGTTCAGTGGCATTCCGTGTGTCATTGAGAACGCGTACTGCAAGTATGAGTTCGACTCTCTGATCATCGATCATCTTTACGAGGACAAGGATGCGGACCCTGCGAAAGTCAACGAGCGTCCTCAGTTCAAGCACTCCGATACCCCGTACTTCCGCGAGTGGTGCGAAACCATCGAGAAGTTCATCGATGCGTACGAAGCAGCTGAGCTCGTCAATCCTCGTCAGCAGAAGGAACTCCGTGACTTCCGCAATGTCTACAATCGTCTCCGCTATGACAAGCAGATTTATCTGTTGATTGGTGGTAAGACGTTCGACAACTTGTCGATGTACGATGTCGTGGAAGACGTCATCAAGGCTGCCATACACACCCTTGAAGAAGGAGCTGTCGTTTCGAACAGTAAGACCCTGTACGCTGCGGCAAATGAGATCAAACAGATCTCTCTCGCCCACTTCGACACTCTCACACGTCAGCAGTTCCTGATCTACTGGTTCGCCAAGAATGTCGTCAGTGCGCTTGATGAGTTCTCTGATGTTGTTCTGGATATGCTGTATCCGAAAGGTATCAAGCCGATCCAGGATCATCCGAGGAACGGTCTGCTCTACAGGCTAGGCTGCCTACTGGCTTACAGTAGCGCAAAGCGCAATAACGGACTGTACGAGGAGTCTGTTGACACCGGGTACTCGCTTGACCTTGAAGACAGGTTCACTCAGGAGGAACGGAATGACTTCCGTATTTGGTGGTTCAACAATTCCGTAGACCTCTTGACGTACGATCCTCGCAAGTCTTGGGAAGATCAAACACCTGGAACGACCGTTGTTCCGCTTAATGATGTCCGTTACAACACCCTCAAGCCGGATTCGGTTCTCGTCATTCAGCCTTCCAACGCAGACATTGTTATGCTAGAGCGTTTCGCTGAGATAGCTATCAAGTTCATCCTCACTGAGCGCTTTATCGTGATGAATGCTGCGTATCTCAACAAAGAGAAGAAAGGAAAGAAATGATAGCCGCTCTCAACAACGTTCAGCTTCAGGTCAACATCTCCGTCAAGTTCAGGCTTCACAGCATGACTGACGCCCAGACCTGGCATGGACAGATCCTTGGTATCGTTGGCTATGACGTTGCTCGTCTTCACGAAGATGTGGATGCCACGAACAACAACATGGAAACCAACGTAGCCAAGAAGAATCCCGTGTCGATGACGTTCCTTCTGGTCAAGTGCGACGACGGAATGATCCGTCCGTTCTCGACTGATTGGATCGTTGAGTCTTCGTTCGTCCGTACGGACAATGTTTCGGATACAACTGTGATCATCCACAACATCTCCGAGACAGAGGCTGCAACCCTAATCACTTACATCAGGAACCTCGGCTACACTGTGTCTACTCCGTAACGAGACAAAAAGAAATGCCTAACCAGGTGGAGGCCTCACGGTCTCCACCTGGCAGGTATTCTTTTTTCGCTTACTTGGCGGCGTTTGGGTCAGTAGTGACCTCTTTCTCGGCTTTAGCCATCGCACCAGTGATGACCTGACCGATCAGCTTCAGCTTCTGGCTGCAGACTCCGAAGTCTGTATCGAACTTACCGCACGTGATGACAACTTCCTGGCACCACTTGGTAAGCAGACGAAGCTTGACGATCGCGTGCTGGTTCTCACGCTCCATCTGCGCTTTCTCGCTGTCAGAAGCGTTGGTGAACACAGCTGCATCGAATGCCTTGTGAGCATCGAGCAGACGACGAACGAGATCGCCGTACTTCTTGAGACGCTCGACAGCAGACTTGTACTCGTTGCTTGCAGTGTCGAACGCCCTGAGGTTGTACGTCACCGCAGCACTGACGTCGAGGTAGTTGTCGACGGACACGTAGACAGTCGAGTAGTCGATCGTCTTGATCGCATCGTTGATAGGAGTAATAGTGGCTCCCTCTTCGTGCAGCTCGATACCAACGCTGCTCGCAACCTTCTTGAGATCCTTGGCGACACGAGTCGTCTTGAATCCTGACCACTCGAACATCTGAACAGACTTGCAGTACTCGAGAGCTTCTGCAGGATTGCTGTTCAGAATGTCAAGCACCTTGGAGACGAAGAAGTTGGCGTTGCGGTTCGTACCGAAGTACTCGTTCACACCAGGACCAAGGATGTCGTTGACCGTGATGGTGTCATTCGGATTGAACGTATCCTTGATGTTGGCAAGAGTGACGTTGATCAGAATGTTAGCCAGCATCCTGGTCACACACATGCGAGTGAGAAGGTCGCGACGATCGTAGATAGGGAAGTTACCAGCACCATGGCGCTCACCGTTGCTGTTCAGGCTGTTATTGTGCCAGTTGTTGATTTCCTCACCAACGAGACGGACACAGTCGGCTTGAGTCCTGGGAACCTTGCCGCCATTGCAGACCTTCTGGAACTCCTTGATCGACTTGTTGACGGATTCCTCGCTGCGGATGTCAGTCTTGAGGATACCGAGAACAGACTTGATGAAGTTGGTGATCTTGACGAGCATGCCACAGATGAAATCCCAGATCTTCTTGAGAACGGACTTGATCGTATCCCAAAGACCTTCCATGCAGATCTCACCTTTCTCCTCGAGAGTTCCGAGAAGATCGCTGAGCTCGATGTGAGTAGCCTCGAAGAAATGCCCATCCTGGTTGACGAGAGCAAGCCACTCGTCAGAGAATCCGAGTTTCTCGAGAGACTCCTGAGCGATGCTCAGATCGGTGAGCATGCTCTGAAGACGAGCACCCTCGGACTGGATAGCCTGAAGACTCTCAAGAGCTTCGTTGTACTCTTGAGCTACCTCAAGCTTTGACTTCATCACTCCCGAGAGCTCAGCCGTCTTGTGCAGCATAGAACTGAGGGAGGTGTTGATTGTGAGATTCATGTTGTTATGCTTTCTTTGCTAGTTGCTGAAATTTGACTGCGAAATAGGAGAGGAGATTGGCATTCAGTTTCTGAATGTCGTTGAGAAGCTCAACCAGTTCCGTATCAACTCTACCGTGAGTTAGCCATGAGAGGATAGAACCGAGAGACGTGAACTTAATGAAGACTTTGTAGCGCTCCATGCAGAGCTCAAGATACTTGTCTTCCCTAGACATCTTGTCTATGGAGTCAAGTATGGTCTCGATATCCTTCATGTACTTCGTGACGTAAGCCGCATCAGCTCCGTACTTCTTGAGATTCTGTATCGTGCTCTTGAGGATCTCACGATACCTCTGGCTCCCCGGAGGGTAGAGCATGTACATCGGGTTACTGAGCATACAGTGAGCCACACTGAACAGGTGGATCTTGGAGAATAGAGACAGCTTCTGGCGAGTACGCTCAGCGTGCTGCATCTGTTCAACTTCCTTGGAACTTCTACCAAGGAGGTTGTAGACTTTCATGATCTTCTCGAGAGAAGTCACCTGGTCAGCTCCGTAACCGTTGAGCATAGCGTACTCATCAGCATGACGCTCTTCCCACTGCCACATCCTGTCGTGGATGATCGTATCGCCAACCTTCTTGTTCTGAGACATGCGGAATGTCCAGCGAGTAGGATCAGCGATGGCAATATCACAGATGATGTGCATCGCTTCACCGAGCAGCTCGAACGCAGAACAGACCATGCTGAGAACGAAGCAGTTCTTGCCGTTCTTGTCCAGCTGTTGCTTACCGCAGGATGCGAGATCCTTGGAAGCGGACTCGACTATTCCAGCAAGCCTTGAAGCATCTTTATTGAGACCAGCCTGAGTGCCGTACGCAATCGCATACTTGCCAAGCTCGATAGCCTGCTGAGGAGTGCACATCTTCTCCGCATAAGTACGAAGAGCGTTGAACGCACTCACATGAGCATACATGTCAGCAGCATGCTCCACAAGGTTCATGTTGTGACCGATCTCATGCAGCATAATAGCCGTAAGCTCCCTAGCTGTCAGATAGTCCACATCAGCGTTCTTAGGGAGATAGTCCTTAGCAAGGAATCCCAGAGCGATATCGAAACCGATACCACACTGGATCCATTTCTTCATGTCCTTGCGGAACTGAGGTTTGATGATGCCCTTTTCGACATCGAAAGACATCGCAATCTTGACAAGCTCTTCAACGGTGAACTCCTTGTTAGCAAACAGGTCATTCACGAAACCGTTAGCCTGACCGTTCAAGATGTTCTCGATCTGGAACGTTCCGTTCTGCGTACGTGGAGACGTGTGTCCATAACACATCCAAGTGCAGAAGCTCGTAGCAAATCGCGGTTTGAACTCAATTGCCGCAATGTACAACCCAGCGTTCTTCCAAACGATGTCCATCATTCTCTTAGCAACGTTCTTCTGGAAGTACGTGCAGATGGCTTGCTCTTTGGATTCGAAGTTCACGTCTTCCAGGTTCTTGTCTCGATAGTCGATGACCTCCTGAAAGAGTGCTTCCAATTCAGCTCCAAGCTTGGACTTAACGCTGGCTTGCATTGACTCTAATGCAAGCGAAAACATATACTTGTTCCTTTTGTTATTAAGGTCGATTAGTTATAATATCGTCCCAGAAAATAAGGGGATTTATGGGTTCTGGAACCCTTATCTGGATACGTTCAATGCAGGGCTACAGGAAGCAAAAAATAAAGACTCCCGGCCGGGTTCGCACCCGACCAGGAGTCCCTTTGAACGTGGTGGAAATCAACTACCAGACTCAGCGCTTGACACCTCCGGTGATCTGCTTGATCACCTGAGAAGCCGTGGATGAACCGCTATTCTGCATAGCGGCAATGATCGCTGTTACTAGCATGTTGTTTTCCTTTCACTTTTGTGCACAGACTTCATTGCCTGTACACTAAGGTGATATATTCACAACGCTTAATCGTCTTCACCAGTGCGTCCGTTAGCAAGATCATCGCAGTCTTCAGCGATGTCCTTGGTCAGGATGTCGATCTGAGTCAGACGACCAGACAGTGCAAGCAGTCCAGCCTGGAGAAGTTGGAACATCTTGGTCTTGTAGGCCAGTTTGCTCTGAACAACTTCCAGGGTGTCATTGGTCGCACCCTTCTCAACCTTGTTGTTGATTTCGCGTTTGAGTTCGCTGATATCACGGTCGAGATCGGATGCGATCCTTTTCAGCTTGACTTGTCTTCCAACACAGGTGATGGCTTTAGCGGTGAGATCACTGGCGTCCTTGATAGACCAACCGAGAGAACCGTACGTTCCACACTTGTAGGGAATGTCGCCGACGTGATCCACGAAGTGGTTGTCGACGTACTCTATCCCAGCGGAGACTGACTCTTTCTCAACGTACTTGGCAACTGCTTCGATCGTGGTCTGCTTGGGGATGCCCTCAAGCATCGTGACGATCTTGTCCGTAGACGTGATGAGCTGCTCGTACTCGTTGCGAGTTATACCAGCATCGACTTCATACCGTTTGAATTTCTCATCGATGGATGCACCAGCGACTGCGATCTTCTTGCGGTAGTTGATGAGGTTGCTCTGAGAGCGATACTGCGCACTGAAGATGTAGTGGAAGCAGTGACGGATGTTGTCCCACAGCTTGCAGAGCATCGCCCACAGATTGCGGACGATAGCCACCACAGTGTCGAACACTCCTTCCATGCTTCCATCGATTCCCAGGCTGTCTCCAGAGAACATGCTCCTGACGCTCTCATATTCAGCGATGTACTCGCGCACATCGTCGTTGAGAGTATCTCCAGGTCTGTAGGTGGAAGACAGTCGAGTAAGGAGGTCTTGTCCGTACTCGATCTGAGCACAGATGCGATTCGACAAAGCCACCTTGTCAGCTATGTCGTTGCGACGCTGTTTAAGCGCGTACGTGCTAGCAGTCACGACATTTGTCTTCATCGATATAACCTCCTTTCCTGCGGAACTCATCAATACGGTAACGGACGCTGTTGTATACGCTGTACTGGTACTCGTACTCACTCAAGAGGAACGACGCCACACATCCGTACTCCTTCTTGGAACCGAACGTATCGCAGTACTTGATCATGTCCCACGACCTGTAGAATCCCTTGTTCCTGACAGCGCACTCAATGAGGTCACCTATAACAAGGGCTCCAGCAGGAGTGAGTTTGCGAAGAGCAGCGAAGTCTCCAACATGAGATCTCCAACCTTTGAGTTCTTTGGGGATGCGCTCATTGTCAACAGCTCTCCTGAGGAAGAGGCAGTTGGCCTCATCTATCGCGGGGAGGTTGAGGACGTTGAGACCTCTCACATCACCTGTACGAACCGACTCGACCATGAGAGCGATTTCCATAGCTACCACAAGTGCGTGGCAGTACTTCATCGTCGTCGCATCGTCGTTCCCCTCGATGGAGTCGAGGATGATTTCAGTGATGGAGTAGATCTTGCGCTTCAACACACCAGCCTGATTGGCTGTGATCATCGTTGCTCGTTCGAACTCACTGTGGTAGTCTTCATCACCATACACGTTGGTCTCGGATCCCTTCCGCGTTGTCGTCGGATCCCACTTGAGGGACGGCGGCGTTCTATCGGAGCTGGAATCGCGATAACCGTAAACTGCCACGTCAGGAACGATCTCTGCATGCAGGGCTTCGAGACGAGCGATGAACTCGTCATTGTAACCATGCAGATCGTCCCAGGTTATCGTGTTGAACGCGTTGATGATCTTGTTGGGAATGACATCTCCACTCTTGATGAGTGGCATCTGCATAACAACGTCTCTGAGAAGATTGACGAAACCACCGATACGATACCTGAGGTACTCCTTAGCCATCGTTACGAGTTCTTTGGGCTGTCCATTGCCGGCGTACTGATCACCGTGGACCCATTCACCCATACAGGGGTCACCGTAGTATCCCAGAGGGCGTTCTACAGTGAACCCATCCATGCGCTGACCTTTCCATGCACCGTAATCGGCGCACTTGCAATCGCCACAACTGTCACGGTTAACAATAGCCCCGCGGAACATCGCATCGGAGTCTAGTATATCTCCTTGCGATGATGCCACGAGGTACGCTAAAATGACATCAGGGGTGACATTGAACTCAAGATGTTTAAGGAGGTTAACCCACCGAGAGATGCGACGCAGCTGGTGAGCCTGGATGTCAACATCTCTCCCGTAGCAGCGGTCCGCGCCAATAACGGATGCCTGATTGAGATCTCCGAATCCAGGACCGTAAATACGTTCCGACTCGAGACCGTCGTCAGTGTACCCGAAGAAAGCGGGGTCTGCGAACATGGTTAATCCTCGTCGTTGTAGTACTCGTCGAGTTTCTGGTTGAGGCGGTTGATCTCGTCCTGATAGAACTTGATCGCCTTGACCAGCTTCTTGTACTTCTCGCTGTTGGGATCAACACCCTCGAGCTCCATCTGGAGGAACTCAACGCGAGCCTTGTGCTGCTCACGGAGGATGCGCTGCTTGCGAGCACGGTTGTCGAGCATGTCGACAATCTTGTCGCCGATCCACTTGAAGATCCAGAGACCTTTGCAACCAGCTTCGACGTCACCTTCGTTGACTGTGGTGTCGAGCTTGGCGAACTGACCAGCAGCCTGGTTGTCGGCAGTGACGACGTTGACGTCGTTGCCGGACGACTTGTAACGCTGGATAGCAGCCGCAAACGTCTTACCAGCTTTGCCGTTGATCATCATGTTGCAGATTTCCGCCATCTTCGTGCTGCCCTCAGCCAGGCAAGCCGACTGACCCTTGGTGAGCTTGAACTCGGTGGAGTTCTTGGACTCAAGGTAGGCAGCGATGAGCATCTCATCGAAACATGCAACTTCTTCGGCACGATCGATCATGCCGTAGATCGCAACGTGGGAGATCTTCGTGTTGTACAGGTTGATGGACTTGTCAGCGAACAGCTTGTCGATGTTCGCAACGACGTCATCAAGCAGACTTGCCATAGCGGCAGAGGTGTCAACGATAGCGCCGCAGAAGTTCTTCTCCATGCGCATCTTGGCAACACCAGTGAGTCCCTTGTACACTTCGTTCCAGGCATTCATGAAGGAATTCTTCGTGTTAGCCTTACGGGCGGAGAGAACCTCCTGCTGCATCTTGTCTGCCTGTGCAGCGAGGTCGCTGAAGAACGCGAGGTGCGACTTGATCACGGTAGCCGTGCGGCTAGCGAAATCGATCAGCTCCTCACGCTTCATGCACTTGGTCGCCGTTCCGTTCTTGACCATCTTGTTGACGGTCGCGTCGAGTTTAGTAAGCGCTTTGCTCATGATTCAAATTCCTCCAGCTTAAATACGAGGAAGGCTGCCAGCGGCCATCATCTGCATGAGGGTCTTGAGGTCATCCTTGCCTTCCTTGCCGACAGAAGCTTTGATCTTGGCGATCGAGTACTTGCCAGCAGTCTGGATGCCCTTGACGAAAACGTCGACCGTGTCGTAGTTCGGATCGTAGACAACGAGCATGAGGCTCATCGTCGAGTTCATGATCTTCTCACGAACGTCGAACCTGGAGTAGTCGAGACCCTGATCCTTCATCGTACGCTCGATGGTGCGACGGGAAACGATGATGATGGACGAAGCTGAGTTGTGGTTCTTGGCCTCCGTCGGAGACATCGACATGATCGCTTTGTTGATCTGCTTCTGCTTGTGATCTTCCATCTCACGCAAGACACCATCACGGTCAGCTTTGAGAGCCTTCTTGCGCTTGGCAACGAGATCAGCTTCAAAAACGAGATCCTTCCAGAAGGAGATTTCGCCAGCCTTGAACTGAGCCCAACGGGAAGCGAAGCTCGGCGGGAAGTTCATGCCGATGAACTGCTCCATCACCTTGGACGGAGTGTCGTACGGAACGATCTGGACGTAGAAGTACAGAGAGACCTTGCCACCCTTTCCGTCTGCAATGTTGACTTCAACGAGACGCCCACAGAACAAGTCATCGTTCATCTTGATCTCCTTGATGGAGTTCTTGGCGTCCTTAGACTTGTCATCGTCGTCGTCTTTCTGGTTGTTGTCCTCAAGACCCGCAACATCCTTGATGCTGACGTTCTTGTCACCGAACTTGTCTTTAATGAGATCGGTGAAGACATGGAAGTCTTCAGTCGAAATGACAGAAGCCATGTCGCGGACGGTACGACCGCCAGCGACGAGACCATCAAGACCCACGGCGCAGCTGACAAATCCCATCAACATGCGATTGACGAACTTGACGATGTACTGAGTCCCGTCTTCATCGGAGAGAGTGTTCTCGATGTAGGCGCGACTCATCACCATCGTCTTCTTGGTGTATTCGGAAAGCGACGTGATCGAACGATCTTTCGCCTCGCGAATATACTCCATGAGCTGGAGTACGCTTCCAACGGTGTCGCTTGAGTAGCTCATACCTGATTTTTCCTTTGGTTATTTGAGTTAAATAGACTGTCAAACCATAGTATAGTTTTTGGTTTTTGCCCTTATTTTGTGGGGGGATTTTTCATTTAGAAAGGATATCCAGATGACTGGAATTGTACAATACGCTGGTCGTACTTTCGAGTACAGTTACAGCGCTCCGTCTAGTTCAGACATCGAGAATCGAGCTCTGGAGATCCAGAAATCTACTCGATGTACACCAGAGGAAGCCAAGTCGGATGCATCGAGTGAATTGGAACGTAAAGCTAGGAACGCAGCTAAGCGCCAAGCACTCAGTCTCTTGGAGGCAAACCTCAAGGACATCGAAGAGGTAAAGGCAGAAGCCGGCATATCTCAACGACTTGTTACTGACCCTGACAAACTCAAGAACACAGCTGGTGTTGTTGAGAAGACCAACACGGTAGATGATGGCGGTGGGGCAGTTGCTGGCATGGACAAGCGAGTCATAACTGACGACACTGTTGAAGCTGAACTCAGTGACCTCGTGTCGTTCCTCAATAGCAAGCAGTTCAACAAACGTGAGAAGAGACTCGATGCCATCAAGGCTAAGGGAAGCGGACAAGGTGTTAACGACGCTGATTTCAGAGCTGACCTTGAGATCCCTAAACCGACTGCACCGAGAAGTCCTACAACTGGAGCGCCTCTTGGTCCCCAGATGCACGAACTTGCAATAAGGTTCGGTGGTGGTGGAGATGTCAATGCGCAGTACCTGCAGGAGATGAAGTACATCAACAGGTACGGCAAATCGTTCCTTCCGAACAGTCGTGTTCTCACAGGCTACACTTTCATCACGAGACCTCACTGTAACTTCTCAACCGAGAACATCGCTAACCTTCGTGAGTTCGCTCCTCTTGCGTATGCTCCTTCATCGAGTATCGGCATGGCTATCCGTGGATATCTCGACACTGAGCTCTACAACACGAGGACGTTCTCCGAGTATCTCGATGCTTGCCCGTTCTACGATCCGGTGAATCCGTTCCTGGTTCCTGCGGTTAATGCTCTGAGATCTTGCACAGGTTGGCCTGACATGAACCTCAGCACTGAAACAACTGAGGGTGGTTTCTTCTCGGAACAGCAGACTTCTGTTATTGGTTACGATCGACTGGCTAAGGGTCAGGAGTTCGCACTCACATTCAGAGACTATGTCGGTCAGCCTATTCTCGCACTGCATGAGTTCTGGACCAACTACATGGGCCGTCTCGGTGACGGTACCATGCATCAGTATCCAACTGACGTTGAATCCAACCTGATGGGATACACGGTGTCGATCTACAGGTTCATCATGGACCCGACTAATCGCTACATCGTTGCCTGGGCTAAAGCAACTGGTTGCTATCCCAAGCTAGCTCCATCTGGTGCTATCTTCAACGTGAATGAGAACGAACACATTGTTCAGGCTGTCAACTCACTGTCTGTTCAGTATTTCGTGCATCATGTTGGTTACAATGATCCTATTATCTTAAAAGAGTTCAACATGCTGGTTGAGAGGTATACCGGCTACGACGTTGATCCGCAAACTGGAAGTGTAGTCCCGCGCATTGCTCGTATGTCTGGAGACAGCACGATAGCTGACGGGTTGATGAACAACCACGTCAGTCTTATTCCGTACATTTCACAACGCAAGGGAATGAACGAACTGCTTTGGAAACTTCCTCCTCGCCCGCAGCCTGGAGTGAGGTCAGTAGTTGCTGATTACAACTACGCCAGGAAGCAGTACAATGAGTTCACCGGGTTGAGGAACAACGTAGGTCCGCTCTCCGTACCCAACTAGTCAACTTAACGAAGGATCATCATGACATCCACTAAAATCAACTTCAGCGACTGGACGCTCGAAGGGTTGAAGAACCCCTTGCAGATCCAGGGCATGCTGCTTGATAAGTGGCAGGAATCAACTGGAGACGAGTATGCCCAGGTAGACGGCAACAATGTTGTCGGATTCTTACTTGAGGGATTCTCTGACATCATGTCCAGTTTCACCAGAAAGGTGGATGACATTCTCCCTGCCATCTATGCTAGCAGAGCTGTAAGCATATCCGACCTCTACCACCACATGTCCGACTACGAATACGTCGGACTGTTCTCGTCCCCTGCTAGGGCTGAGATCGTCATGATCTTGGATAAGACGTATGTCACCAAGAACGGCGTTCCAGTCTACCGCAAGGACAGTGCTGGTAACCTGACGAGCGAGATCGACTACAGGAAGATGATCATCCCTGCAAGTACGAGATTCGCTGTCGGTGAGTACGACTTCGGCATCTACTATCCGATCGAGATCCATGCATCCGAGACGACTGGTTTGTTCACTGTGATGTACAACAATGACAAGCCTAATCCAATGCACACTCTGCAGAGTCATCTGCTCGAGTACGCCGTCCAGTATCATGACGGCATGGAGCTTGTCCACATCAAGATCCCGGTCTATCAGTTCGAAGTCTCGACTGTTTCGGAGCCTCTCATCAAGGCGACTGGATACCGCAAGGAAATCCAGTACACCAACAAGTTCTACGCTATCCGCTGCAAAGCGGAAGTTCGTGATCCCGAGACTGACGAGTGGACTGAACAAGAGCTTTCACTCAAGCTCGATGGACAGACGTACGATCCGGATGTTCCGACTGTTGTGTTCTCAGTTGATCCAAGCAGCAAGACCATCATCCTCACTGTTCCGTATGTGTACTTCACACAGGACAGACTTCGTGGTAATCTCACTGTTGATGTCTACACGACCATCGGTGCGATGAACTACGAGCTTCCCGCTGACACTGAGGAAATGGTCAAGATCGACGTGTTCGGTGCTGCTATGGATCCTGACGTTGTTCCTTTCACAGAGCCCATCCGTGGCATCAACGTCATCGGAGCTTATCCTGTCTACATGCGTGTTGCAGGTGGTTCTGACGGCATGATGTACGAGACTCTCCGCAGGAAGATCATCAACAACACCTTCACGAACAAGACTCTACAGACTCCTGATGAGGTAGCTGCATTCTTCGAGGATGAAGGCTATCAGGTCACTCTGTTCCAAGATGGTGTTACGGATCGCGTGTACATCGCTCATGCTGCTATGCGCAATGTCGACAACGACGTTGTTGCTGCGGCAAGTGTTAACACACTGATCACTAAAGCTACTCTTACCGAGACCAACAAGAGGACGGTGCTGAATGTCTACTCAGACACCTACACCATCCTTCCTGCGATGCGCTACAGGTTCGATCCTGACCGTGGCATTGCTATTCCTCTCACTGATGCTGAGATGGCTGAGCTGTATGCACTTGGTGCCGATGAACGTGCTAAAGCGTTCAACGACAACATCTACGTGTACAACCCGTTCCATCTTCAGATCTCCACCAAGAACAGGTATCCTGTCGTCTATGCGTACGACATGACGAGTGGAGATGTCATAAGCAATGAGCTGGTTGACCATCAGAGGAACATCGCAGAACAGTTGTCTCTCAACTTCATCACGTTCACGGTTATGCCGCGTGACGAGATGATGTCCGACGACCGCATCACTGACCGCTACATCCTGGCATTCAACGTGCTCAGGTCTGGTCTGGATTCCTATGCAGCTATCGACGCTAATGGTGATCCCAACTTCCGAGTTGTTGTCGCTATCAAGCGCGTTGACGGCGGATACTCCTATGCTGAAGCTACGTTCCTTCGTCGTGAAAGCGACATGGATCTGTACCAGATGGAAGTTGACCTCACTGCTGCATTCAAGGAAGTTGATTCCGGTCATGCTGTCCGTGTTAAACAACCGTTCGATAACAACGGTGTAGACGTTCTCCTCAATGCTGAGATCAGAGTCCTTCTCTGCTTGAAGCGTACGATCTCCGAGATCACTGGAGAGACAGGTCTTCAGGATTACGTCGTGACTCCTATCGAGGATTCTGGACTCGAGAACATCGCTGAGTTTGCCGCCATTACCGAGCACAGAGTTTACCTCAAGTTCGGTAACCAGGTTGAAGAGATCGATCCTCGTATCGCGCTCACCTATGGCGGACAGACTTACGAGACGTTCAAGAGCACGGAACTTAGGGTCACTGATGCTCCTGTGTACGACCTTGATGAGAATGGTTCTCCGAAGTACTCGGTGGTCGACGGACATGTGAGACTTGAAGTCAAGTATCCCAAGGGTGTTCTCACCTGCTTCACCAAAGAAGTGGAAGAGACTGTCATGGTGACGAAGAATCTCCGCGACAACCTTGCTGGTAGGACATGGATCGACGTGGATGATCAGGGAGGTATCGCAAGAACCTTCCCGACAGCTGCCGAGTGGGAAACTGCAACGTGGACTGACAGCAACAATGTTGTTCACCACTACAGCGAGCTTGAAGGTCGTGAAGTGACTGTTCGCAATTTGAACATTGCGCCACAGTTCCTCGTGACTGACATGACTCCTGTTGCTGGAAGTGGAACCACTGTTAAAGGTGCGTACACTCTCAACAAGGCAGTTGAACACGGTTCCGTGTCCAGATCTACAGACCAGTGGTTTAGATCGTATCGTACAGATGCAACTGACCCGGATACAGCCGAGGTTTACAGCCTGAAGTCCTGTGATCTGCTTGAGTACATCTTCAAGCATGTTCTAACACAGGGCGATGGAAAGACCAAGAACACATGTCATTTCGTCGAGGGTTGTAAGACCTGGGTTAAAGATCAGTTCGGTCGTGACACGGATGCTCCGGAAACCTACAAGACAGCTGAAGAGATCTTCGCTGACGTTCCTGCAGTTGAAGGCATGATCGTGTTCGTCGAGAATGACAACACGGATGCCGACATCAACGATCCTCGTGCTGCTATGGCTGTGTGGAAACGCAACCAGGCTCAGGCCAAGATGTACATCAGAGCTCACCAGAAATGGAACTGCATCCTGATGTGCGATGCTTTCGAAGATCCTGCGGTTCTCCCTCCTGGATCTGAGGAGTATTTCACAAGCTTGGCTACGATCGTTGAGCAGGACAAGGCTGCTGGCATAGTCCACGGATTCGGTTATCTGTTCTCCTGCTCCAACACCAACAACCAGAGCTACATCTCCTTCCTCACTTGTGACGAGAATGATGTGCCGATGCTGGGCAACGTCTACAACGACGATGCACCTATCGATCACGGTCTTGTCGAGAAGGATACGGCATGGCAGAACCATGTCAACAAGTGGCCTTGGGAAGTTGAGCAGTGGAGGCGTCTGTCCAAGACTGCCGTCGACAACGCTATCGTTCCTGTTATCGATGAACGCTTCAAAGTGGACTTCGATACTGGACGCATGCACCAGTTCTGTGAGCACATCGCAGGACAGGTTCGTTTGGATGCGATGGGTCAGCCTGTAATGGGTTCCTCCTCCAAGCGTGAACTGCAGTACCTGATTAACATGCCTCAGTTCGATGCTAAGCTTG